GACTTTGTTTGTTAATTGCAGGCACTTCAACACTTGGGCCTTTTGGCACGAATGTCTTACCTTTGATGCCTTGTTTCTTCATTGCGGCTTTGGCGATTTCTTCGTCGCCTTCGGAATACATCCAAATGTGTCCTTCATTTCCCGCGGGAGAAGATTTTGGACTGTCAAGATCTGGACTACCTGCCATTGCTAACCCAAGTCTGTAATGACTGTAATAGTCGTCGTCGCCTAATGTCATGCTATATAAACCTGAATATTCTAAGTTCTTAGATATTTTAGACTTAGGAGACTCAGTAATAAACTCTTTAGCTCGCATTATCCGATAACCCACGTAAGAGGATAACTACCATCTACATAGTCTTTAAGTTGTTGTTCCAATGAATCCATCTCAGCTTGTGCTTCACCTTTAAGACTTGCACCGTTTAAATTAGTTCCGCCTTGTGGCCCGGCGATTGTAGCAAACTTTTCACGTGCTTCACCAAGTATACGTTTAGCAAAACTATAAGCATATTCTTGTATCCACGGAAAGGCCTGATAGTCATTTAATAACATACTGTCTGGCTTATAGTTGTAGATGTGTAATAACACATCTTCCATTTCACTTTCTTGTGGATTGGCGCCTTGAGTAGGCATCTTGCGAATAATTGTTAACTTTCGCGTGGTCTTATTGTAGTGGAAATTTAGATAACCACCAAACATTTTCATTGATTGCTTTTGATAATCAACAAATAGTTCGTAACTTAATAAGCCACCAACACGACCTGCCACTAGCATATAAGTGTTTAAGTAACCACTAGCAAATGGTTCAAACTGACTTGCTGTTGTGCCTGTAACACTTCCAATACCACGTCTATAAGCGGCACGTACATCCATAACTGTATTAGGTAGAATGTACTCTTGTGTTTCTGGCTTTAGTTTTAAAAATGCGTAGGATTCTTCTTGGCTGTTACTGGCACGTTGACGATACTTTAATACTGCTTGATCAATAGCAAGATCATAATGATCAGTATCGAGCTCTACATCAACAATACCATCTGCTAAACGCAGTCTAATATAGTCTGTGATCTCACCACGCTTTAACTGTACTGTTCCGTCAACCGGAGCAGTAGTTAAATCACCAAAGTTACCATCTGGGTCGTATTTGATATGTCCGCTACCTGTGCCTGTTGCGGCATCGTAGAGACTATCAGTTACTATAGTTCCGTTTGCGTAAAAATTAGTGAGGTCTTGTTCAGCCATATCGGTATCCTTATATTGTATTTAGCAGGATACCTTAACTGCTACAGAGCTTTGAGCAAGAGTATATCTTTGTTAATACGACCGTTGGCAGGAATACTTGTAGCTTTTATCTCGTCCAAAAACTTACGTAACTGTACTTTACCCGCTTTCATAAACTCTAATAACTTTTGGTCTGGTTTTCGGATCGTTTTCCCTATACTTTTGGCACTATCGTAACCTAAAATTGTAGTTCCTTTAACGTTTAGGGGGCCAGTTAAACTGTCGGAGACATACTTAAATAACTTACGTGTTTTTGTATTATAGACCCATAGTTCCTCAGCACCTATGATATCAACAGGATTAATACTTACCAGTTTGAGGTTGTTGTCCTCCTTCAAGTACTTCATCTTGCTAACTGCTTTTTCTTTGTTAGGCGCACGTTTAACACGAGCTTTCTTAGTCTGCTTCTTAACCTGTCTGTATGCTTCAATTGCTTCCACAAACTTTTCAAAGAATGTGTAGAAGCGTTTGAAGTCAGCGGCTTTAAAATGCTTGTAGCCTTCTTTCAAGTCCTCGTCGTCTGTGTTCTGTGCTTCTTTCAATTCATCAACATAGGTAGCGGCGTATTCTTCATACTTGTTAAGTTGCGCCTGTGGAACATTATTGGCTTTGAAGAATTCGAATGCTTTGGGATCAATCTTTTTGCCTTTAATCAACTCATCAATCATGCCGTCGAAGTGTGCGAGATTTTCGTTTGTTTTTTCTTGCAGTCTGTCTTGAATGGTTTTTATCTGGTCTAGAGCAGTTTCTTTTTTCTTAGCAGGAGCATCTTCTTTAATCTCGTCATTGCGGTCTAGGTAAGTTTTAATAGACTGCTTCATGTGTGCAACTTCGCTGTCATTCAACAACCAACCGTTGCGCCATGCTCTTGCCAGTTTACAGGTTGATGTGTGTATCCAAGCGTCGGGTAGTTGATTAAAACGTTTGATTGCTTTGTTATCGTACTCGCCAGTTTCTTGCATCCACCTAGCAACATCAGGTTTTAGATCCTTGTTACCGTAATTATAGTTTAGTTCGTTGAACATACCATGTTGAGCCATTTTGCGCTCTGACTCAGACCACTTTTGTTGTTGTTCTGGTGTGTACTTGGTATCTACAGGTTTAGACTGTTTGCGTACAGTAGTTTTTTTAGCCATCGAAGAAGCTCCTTGATTTAACTAGCATAAGGTTATTATACATTCATTTACTATATATGTCAACACATATTAAATTCAACAAGTTAGCATAGGTTTAAACTACCGCTAAATACTAGATACTTTAGGATTTTATTGTGCCACGGTTATCACTCTGGAAAGACGGAAAACATTCAAACGATTATAAGTTTATGGATCGTGTTATTAGCGAACAATTTACTGTTGGCGGCGTAGGTGTCAACTTACACAAATATTTGGGCACACACGAACAAAACACCGTCAAAATTACCAATGCTAGCCAATCATCAGCTGGCACTGTTTTAGAGTTTGCTAGTACGTCAGACATCGTTTTAGATATGTATGTTACTGGCGAAGGGATCGCCAGCAACACAAGAGTTATTGCTAAAAATGCTACATCAGTGACTTTGAATAATGCTACTACTAGTGCATTGTTGTCTGGATCTACAGTAAAATTTTACGAAAACCCCAGTGAGCCAAGTTACACAAATCAGAGCGCATCAAATATACAGGACTTGTTTTTCTTAGAAAACAGAGACCGCAAATATGATACCAGTATCTATCCTATGCGTGGTATCTATCAAGTGCAGGATACTACATTTGATCTAAGTCAATTTGGTATGTTCTTGCAAACTGGTACACTGTTTATGGTGTTTCATATTAACGATATGGTTGAACGATTAGGTCGTAAGATCATGAATGGAGATGTGTTAGAACTGCAACATCTTAAAGACTATTACCCATTAGATAGTGATTTACCTGTGGCACTTAAACGGTATTATGTAGTTGGTGACTGTCAGAATGCCGCAGAAGGCTTTAGTCAAACTTGGTGGCCACACTTATGGCGTGTAAAACTTAATCCGCTTACAGATAGTCAAGAATACAAAGATATTCTCGACAACATCATGGTGGATGCTCCTGATTATGATCCAACTAACGGAAACATTAGTTTAGGAAGTACACTTAGCACTATTAGTACATATCAAAATATTAACGATAAAATACTTCAAGAAGCGGAAAAAGAAGTGCCACTTAGTGGTTACGATATCAGCCACTTATACATTAAATCAACTACCCCTGATGGACTTTACCCTGGAGATCCTATTGGTGTCACTGCTGATGGAAATGTGACAGCAGACAGCGATTCGGTGACAACTGATTATGCTATATTAAGTCCGCAAGAAGTGCCCGAAGGGTGGCTTACAGGTGCAGGACTTACTCCAAATGGTATGCCTGTAGCAGTTGGCATTGCATTTCCTAATAATCCAGCAGTAGGAGACTATGCATTAAGAACAGATTACTTACCCAATAGACTATTTAGATATGATGGGAGACGCTGGGTGAAGGTAGAAGACAACGTAAGAACAACTCTTACACCAGGCTCAGATAACACAACACAACGTAGTGGATTTGTTAATAATACAGAAACATTTACTAATAATTCAGGCAATGTTAGTGTACGACAGAGTCTTAGCGATGCACTACGCATAAAGGCAGATAATTAATGGCACAACAATTTTTCTATGACGGACAGATTCGCAGGTTCTTGGTTCAATTCATGCGTATCTTAACAGGATTCCAAGTTGAGTTTGGTAAGGATGTTAACGGTGTGCGTACACTACAGCAAGTTCCTATATACTATGGAGATCAAAGCAGACAAGCGGCAACAATATTAAGAAATAATTCAGAGAACTCGTTGAATGGCGTTCCTGCTATGAGTGCATATATCAGTGCTCTTACATATGAGCAGTCACGTATGCAAGACCCAACGCATGTTGGAAAAATACACTTGCGTGAACGTCAATTTGACCCCGAGACTGGCACATACACAAATCAACATGGTGATACTTATACTGTCGAACGCTTAATGCCTGTACCGTACAAATTACAAATTAAACTCGATATATGGACAAGTAACACCGAACAAAAAATGCAAATTATCGAACAGGTTGCTACACTGTTTAACCCAAGTTTTGAAATACAGTCAACAGACAATTATATCGACTGGACCAGTTTAACTTTTGTTCAATTAACTGAAACAACATGGACTTCGAGAACAGTTCCAATGGGAGCAGACGAAAATATTGACATCGCTACATTAACATTTGAAATGCCAATTTGGATTACTAGTCCAGCTAAGGTTAAAAGACTTGGTGTTATACAAAAATTTATCGCTAGTGTATACGACGAACAAGGTGAATTCAGTGAAGATACTATATTAAGTAACCTTGTTGCTCGTGTTAAGGTTACTCCATTGGATTACGGTATCTATTATACTGGAAATCAACTTAAACTTGTCAAACCGCAGGAAGTAGTTAGTGAATCAGGTGTTATAACAAAAGTTGCCCCTACTAAGGAAACTTGGCAGGCACTTATCGAAGTATATGGTACATTAGTAACAGGTACAACAGAAATAAGATTAGAACTTGAAACAGGGAACGAGTTGATTGGACAGATAGCATACCATCCAACAGACCCAACTATACTATTGTTTACACCGACCGAAGATACGCTTCCGTTGAATACATTAACTGCTGTTACTGCTATTATTAACCCTATTAATGTTGCAGTCGATAGTAATATACTAACGCCTGCTACTGGCACAAGATACTTACTAACGGACAGCATCGGTGCAGACAGTAATGAAAATTATAGTGTATGGGGCGAAGTTGTAGCAAATGCAAATGACATTATAGAATACGATGGCGCAAACTGGGTCGTTGTATTTGATTCAAGTAATAACACAGATACAGAGTATCTAACAAACACAAATACTGGTGTTCAATATCGCTGGACTGGCACTGACTGGGTCAAGAGCGTTGAAGGTTTATATCGAGGTGGTGAGTGGAGTCTGGCTATATAGGCTGTGGTGCTTTAATATACAGTAAACAAACACATAGATATCTTTTTTTACTACGCAATCATAAGCGTCATGCTGGTCATTGGGGTTTAGTTGGTGGGCGAGTAGAAGAGGGTGAGTCTCCGCATACTGCATTACTTAGAGAAATATCCGAAGAGATTGGTAGTGTAACTGTTGAAAAAGTTATACCGTTAGAAAAGTTTACCAATGAAAAAAATCAATTTGAATACCACACCTATCTCGTTCCCGTAGACAGTGAGTTTGTTCCTACATTAAATGATGAGCATAGAGGATATGCTTGGACAACAATCGCCGATCACCCGAAGCCTCTGCATCCGGGTGTGTGGCGAACATTTAGTTTTGAAGTAATACTAGATAAGATTAAAACGTT